AGTGTTTCAAAAGTATACTTACCTGCTAAGAATACCTTTGAGTTGTACACGTCTAATTGCATTTCTTCAAAACCTACTTTTGGTCTTGAAACATCTACAACCTGTTTAGTAAGTTCTGTTGCAGCACTAACACCAAATCCTAAAAGTGTCACCCTAAAGCGATATTTTAGTTTAGGCATCAAGAGCACTTGGTTGCCTGCGTCTGTTGGTACTCCAAAGTTGTTAAGTGATGTAATAGGCATTATATTTCTCCTGTGTTCTTGACACGCAATGGAATGTAGATAAACTCAATCGCCTTAATCGGTTCGATAGCAATATCAACATAAAGTTCATTTCTGTCAATTCTTGCTGGCGTGTTATTAGTTTCATCACACACAACTGCAAAGTCGTATAAAGCTCTTAAACCAACCAATTCAAGTAAAAGTGATTCTACTGATTGTTTGATTTCGTCCCTTGTGATCTTATCGTTAGGTTCAAAGATATACGGTCTTGCAAGTTTATTAAGTTGTGATCTTAAGTACACAACTAAACGTGCTACGTTAATTCTATCTAAAGCACTTGCATTTCTTGCTCTAGTTTTTTGACCGTAGTTTACAAGTCCTACACCGTTAAAGAATGTAATTGGATTAATTTTCAATCCGTACAGTGTATCTCTTTGACCTTCATTAAGTGCAACTGTTTGGAATTCACCTGTTGCTTTATCAATATATCCTACTGATGTAGCGTTGCTAATTCCACCACGTCTTGTTCCTGCTGGAGCAAACCATGGAAACGATACTTGGTCGCTTAGTGCAATAGTTCTCATCATCATGTGTGATGCTGGAACAACTGCGTTTGCGCCACCTAAGTCAGTTGTAAATCCATTTGGATAAAACGCTGCTAGGTATTCATCGTATGTTACAAGTCCGTTGTCGTTATTGTCAACAACCAATGCACTGTTTGAACCATATGCTAACAATGAAGTTGCATCACTTGCTAATCTTAATGGTGTGTCACCAATAACAAATGCTGTTAAGCCTCTGTCAATGTTTAAGTTAACAAGGTTGCTCATTGTTTCTGTGTATCCAGGACATGAAATTAAGTTAAAGTTTCTTGTTTCTTCATCTCTAATTTCTGAGCTTGTATCAATTGCTGATTTAAGTGCTTGTACAACTACCATACGCTGTGCATGTCTACCAAATGATCCGCTACCATCTTCTTGGTTGCCTGATTGTGTTGACCATCTGTCTGTAGCATAACCTGTCATCGCTTCGTCACCAAAGCGTGTGTTATCAGCTGTTAAGTCAATGTAGTTGTTGTTGTACTTCTTAACGTTACCGCCACTTCTACGTAAGTTCCATAGCAACATTCCTTTTGGATATAGTGCTGGATCTGGAGCATCTGGATCTAAGTAGTTGTTAGTTAGTAAGTCTTTAATAGTTGCTGCTGTGTTACCAGTAGAACCTGCTAGACCGTAACGTGCATCTGCAAACAATACGCCGTCTTCTGTTGTTTGATCTGTTTTATCAACAAGTACCCATGCTAGGTTATTACCGTCCCATCTGTAAATTGTTGGGAAGTCTTCTAAACTTGCAGTTGAAATCCAAAGATCTCCATCTACTAGTGCAGTACCATCGCTTTGACCTGTTGTTGCATTTGGCTCAGTTGCTGAAACAATTGGACCAGCTGGTGAACAGTTAGCGTATCCTGAACTAAAGTTATGGTAACCTACCCAAGTAGTACCATTGTGGATCATAATGTCAACATCACTAAACTCTGGATTGTACCAAAGTTGTCCATCTGCTGGTTCAGCTAATGGAGCGTTGCTTGATGCTGCAAAATCATCTGCTGCTAAAGGCTTCCAGTTAGAAGCAACATAGTTTTCACTTGCGCCTGCTGGTGCAGTGTAAAAGTTTGCTGTTCCTAAACCTGTGTTAATATTGAATACAGTAAACGCAGCACCAATTGGTGTGTTAGTTCCGTCAGTAATTCTAAAATCACCACCTAATTTGTGCATAATTTCTACTGCGTTTGAACTTGTTACTGCTGCTTCGATGTTAGTAAATCCTGCGCTGTTAATAGCACCTGCCATTAATTCTGCGTCTGCTGCATTACCTGCTGCTGTAAAGCTCACGCTAATACCAGTTGCTAATGCTCCGGAAGTTTTAACACTTTCTGCAATTGTAAATGTGTTTCCGCCTACAGTAAATGTACTTGCGTCTACTACTGCTGAAGTAATTTTTGTTGCTCCAGTTGCAGCTCTTCTAAACACTCTGAAAGAAGCAGTCATTGGACTGTCGTCATATCCGCTATTTTCTTCTGCGTTAGTTTGTACATATAAACTATCTGTTGGAATGTTAACTCCGCCACCTGCTCTGTCTAAAGAATAAATTGCAGATGTGTTGTTAGCATACAATGGTGCAGTGTATGATACCCATGAAAGAGTCGCTGCTGACCATTTACTTGCTCTCCAACGTGCGCCGTTGTTTGGTTCTGTTGTTTTAATCCAAACACTTCCTGTTGGGCGTGGTGTTGAGTCACCAGTTTTAAATTCTGGAACACTCGTATGTGGTGCAATGTGTAATTCTGGACCATAGTATGTTCCTTTTGCAATACCTAAGTCTGCAAAAGTAACTATTGGACCTGAAAGACCATCATCAATAACAATAGCGTTTGATTTGGATGAATCACCTACACCGTCATCTAAACTACCATCTGAATAAAGATAAAGTCTTCCGCTTACGTTTCTTGCAACAATACCTTGTGTTTCTGTAATGGAACCGTTAATAGATGTTACCAAGTCATCTAATGTTCCTGTAATATTAAAGTTAGTTCCGTTAATAGCAAAGTTTCCTGAACTTGCTGAAAAAGTATCACCAATAATTGTTGGATGGCTTGCTGTCCAATTATTGCTTCCTACTTTAACCCAAGTACCTTGACTTACTGTTGCACCGTTTCCTGAGGACTTGTACCACATAGTTGCATTTTCTTTACTTGCACTAAATGATCCGCCTCCGTCAACAGTTTCAAATACTACTGCGTAATCGCCGATAGCACCAACGGATGCTTTAGGTGCACCATTGTCAATTTTTGATGCATCATCGTCTGTTAAAACGATAGGTGTTTTAGAAGCAAACTTCTGTCCACCTGTTGTGGTAACTGCTGCTCCATTCCACTCTTGAATTCCAAAAGCACTTGAGCCGCTATTGATCCACCACTTGCCGTCTGCTGGATTCGCTCCCGGAGCAGTTGTAGAACCTTCTAATTCGTCCAAGTCAACATCTGCACGTACAACAAAAGCGGAGTTTGAAACACCTAGTAACGAGTATGCTGAAAGTAAGCCATATTCGTTTAATTCGCTTCCGTGTATTGGAGTGTTGCTCGCTGTCTTTTTGAATGTTGGTACACCAAAAAGATCTACTAATTCTTTTTGTGAGGTAACTTTGTATGCTTTACCTGCGTTAGCTTTTAGCGTTCCAGCTGCTGTAGCCGTTCCCGCTGCGTTTAATTTATCTTGCGATGAAGCAATAACAATTAGAGGAGTTGTGCCAGGCTCTGCTGGGGTATAAAACGACTCGTCTATTACTGTTACTTCTACGCCTGGTGATGTTAATGCCATCTTCTTTTTCTCCTGGTAATATTTTGTATCAGTCTATTACGTAAACTTGTTGCAATTGTATTTAGCACATTATATAAAATTTACCCGGTTTAACCATTAGAAAAAGGGGTTGAAAAGGTGTAAATACTAGCATGAGACCTCTTTGTAAGTGCGGATTAAGGCCACGTGCTGTTAATTATAAGAAAGGTAAACGAACCTACTATAGAAGTCTGTGTGAAGTATGTAATAATCACGGACAATATACAGGCGTTCCAAGATGGGCTCGTGCAGGGTATAAGCAAAAATCATCCTGTGATAAATGTGGTTTTAAGTCACCACATCCTGAAGTATTTAGAGTGCTTCATTTAGACGGAAACTTAGATAACTGTAGACACAGCAATTTAAAAACTGTCTGTGCTAACTGTATTTCTGTGCTATCTAAAGAGGGTATTAAATGGAAACAGGGCGACTTAACTGCTGACTACTAGAGCTTTTACTTCGTTGTATAAGTCGTCAATTTTCATATCATTATGAATAGTATGGTCAAATTTAGTACCTACCCAAGCCCATTCTGAAGCATGTACTTTTTGTATTTTTAGCTCATTGATTGCTATATTACTACCTGCATTTGCTTCAAGTGCTGTATCATACCACTTAGGTAAACGCCCACGTTGTACCCATATCATCTTACCATTTTGATTCTTAATTGCTTTTACTTCATTAGGAAAACGTACATCACTTACAATAATATCATCTTTAGAATTACGTATTTTGTTCTCTAAACTAGCAATCCAAATATCATCATGAAAGCTCTTACGGCATACTTCAGTACCCCAATATTGTAATACCCAACGAGGAGTAAGAGTAGGCATATCTAGTCTTTCAGCCCACCACGGATCTACTTCTTCACGCCATTCACGTGCTTCTTTTGTTCTTCCTTCAAGTAGTGTTCTGTCCCAACCAAATACTGCTGAAACTGCATCTTTCAATGTGTCAGCAAAACTTTCTCTTCTAAATTCATGGAAGTTAACTAGGTAATCAGCAACTGTGTCTTTGCCGCTACCGATAAAACCGCATACACCTATAATCACAAATATAATCTCCTAATTAATATACTGTACAGTATACAAGGATTGATTCAAGATGTCAAGTGTTTTATTTGAATTTGTTAAGTCTTCTTACCAAACGTGTTGCTGTGTTGATATTTTTGGTGCGTGACTGACGTCTAGCCTGTTGAAACTTAGTTCTTTGGCGTGTAGTTTTCATACGCTGTGCTTGTGCAATGTTTGGATGATCCCAACATTTGGACGGGTGTGATACCTGTCTACTTTTACGTGGACCTGATGGACAGCGAAACTTCATTTTAACTGTTCCGCCTCTTGTAGTAGACTTACCTCTGCCCCAAACCATACCGTCGTACAGTTCTTCGCCTTCCCACATAAATTCGTCTGCTTTCATTATCCTATAATCCAACTATAACCGTGACCACCTGGAACCATAGTAGTAAGTTCCATTGTGAGTCTTTCTAAATCTGCTGTACCTTCTGCTTTCATTGCTGGACCGTTTAGAGCTGTACCACCTTGTGGGCCTGCAATACTTGCAAATTTTTCTCTTGCTTGTCCTAGCATAACTTTACAGTTAGCAAGTGTATAATCTTTAATCCACTGTCCTGCATATACGTCTTGTAAAATTGTATAGTCAGGCTTTTCGTTATATGCCCAAAGAAGTACTTGTTCTTCTCCTCTTGGACGTTGCATAATAATTAACTTTTTACTTTGAGGATTCCAAGTAAAATTGATAAACGAACCAAACATCTTTCCAACAAGTTCTTGGTACTGTGCAAATAATTCATAAGTTGCAAGTCCGCCCATATTGGTTGAACTTAGCAAATATGTGTTAGTGTATGCTAAGTTGAAAGGCTCAAATACTGTACCGCCTGTACCGTTACCTGTTCTGCTACCAACACTTCTTCTGTATATTTGTCTTACTTGTTGTATTTCATGTGGCAAAATATATTCGTTTTTGTCTTTCTCTAGTGTAAGTGTTATGTAACTTTCTTCAACTGCATTATCGCTACGTTGACGAAAAACACCTAAAGCACGTTTTAGTCCTGTTTCATAATGAATGGGATCAAGCTCTACGTCGATCATGCCGTCGCCTAGCATTGCTTTACAATAGTCGAATACTTCTTGTTTTGCTGTTTCTATTTGGCTCATATAACTATTTATGCCTTTCGCTAGTTTAGGTAAATAGTTATACTATGCCAAGACTGAGTTTATATAGACCCGAAAAAGGGAACGATTACAAATTTCAAGATAAAACCGTTTGGGAGATGTTCCAAGTAGGCGGTACCGATGTGCTTGTACACAAGTATATAGGCCCTGGAAATTCACAGGAAAATACACCATCAACACCAACATATAGCACAGATAATCCTACAAATATTCAAGATATGCTGTTCTTAGAAAACAGAGATCGCAAGTATGATCCTGATGTTTACAGATTGCGTGGTGTTTATAATGTACAAGACATTGATTTTAATCTAAGTCAGTTTGGCTTATTTCTACAAAATGATACAGTGTTTATTACATTTCATATTAATGATACTGTTGAAAAACTAGGCAGAAAAATTATGTCAGGCGATGTTATTGAATTGCCTCACTTAGATGACGAACATGCACTTAATGATTTACAATATGCACTAAAACGTTTTTACGTGATTGAAGATGTAAATCGTGCAGCAGAAGGATTTTCAAATACATGGTATCCACACTTATATAGAGCGAAGTGTAAACCATTAGTAGATTCACAAGAATTCAAACAAATTTTAGATGGCATTGCAGACCAAGAAGCACTAAAAGGTACTTGGAATGCTGAATCAACTTACTTCCCAGGAGATGTAATTATTGCTCCTAATGGTGAAAAGTATCAAGTTATATCAGAAGTTACAGGTGTTGAACCGCCTGACTCAACTTATTACAAACTTGCAGATACACTCAAAGATATTATGAGTACGTATGAAAAAGAAATGCAAGTTACACAAGCAGTACTTGATCAAGCAGAAAAAGATTCACCACAGTCAGGTTATGATACTAGTAAGTTTTACACTATGCAAACTGATAACAAGGGTAACACAGAACTTGTTACAGCAGATAGTGATGACTTGCTTATTCCATCTACAGATGCAGCAGGTAACGCATTACTTGATGATAAAGGCAACGAAGTTTACATGTCTGTCACTGCTGATACTGTATATCAAACACCAGAAGGCAATGCGTATCAAGGTTACTTAATCGGTGACGGATTACCAGAAAATGGTGCACCGTTTACACAAGGAATAGCATTTCCTCTTAATCCTATTGAAGGACAATTCCACTTACGTACTGACTACAAGCCTACACGTTTGTTTAGATTTGACGGAGTGCGTTGGAGAAAAACTGAGGACGATGTGAGAATGACAAGAAGTAACTTAGGTCCAAGTCAAGTAGGTGCAGGTAAAGACTTTGCTGGACATGATCCTGCTGTAAGTAAAGGCAAGGATTCATTTATTAACAACTCAACAGTTAATACTATAGGTGGTAAAAAGATTGAAGAGAAACAGAGCTTGTCAAAAGCTCTTAGACCG